TCTAAGCGAAGCGGGCAAGTGCTCTCTCGATTTTTGTTATTTTTTTTTAATTGCCTATAATGAAAGCGTTATGCGGTTTAGATTGGCAAGATTTGGATGTTCTCGGTTTATTTGTAAAAGAGCATCAAGAGGAATTTGCCGAGTTTGCCGAAACTTTTGGGTGGGAAGATGGCGGGGCATTTGCCAAGGAGGTGAGGAAAAGGATCTGGAACGAGATGGAGGGTCGCTTAGAGTGTGATGCGGCTAATTGATCCTATGTCCAATCATAGTGATCGCTATTTGGATTTAGGGGCGGCGCGAGCAGAGAATAAGAATGGGTGCGCTTCTGAGACGATTTTTTCTGAAGGGCATAACATGGTTGGGCTATCCGGTGAATTTGCCTTTGCGGAGTTAACCGGGATATGGCCTAATACAAAAACATTAGTAAGCGGAGATGGTGGAATTGATTTTACGGTACCTATTCGATTTACCGTGGATGTAAAGACGGCCCGCCTCCCTCACTATTTGTTACACAAGCAAGGCAAAGAATTTGCTGATATCTTTGTGTTGGCGCGTTACAATGACGAAACTAGGAAGTCAGAATTAGTTGGCTGGGAGTGGGGGGGCGAAACTGCAAAACGCGCCGGTCAAAGATTTCGGTCATGGGGTGTTAAGTCATTACCTATCAGTCAGTGAACTACGCCGAATGGTAGAACTAGAGAATCGGCTACGCGTATAATTGGGGAAGACATCTGAAGGTCCTATGAAAACGATAAAAGAAATCGCGGGTCGTTTCGGCGTCACGGTTGGCACGATTGGGAACTGGCGAAAGTCGGTGCCGCTCGATAAGGTCAACGGCAAGTATGAAGGCTTGAAGGAGTGGAAAGAAGCGGTGGACCTGCTCTATGAACGCCCCCCAAACCGTAACGACACGCAAGGCGCGACGGTAGTAGCTACGGAGGATGATGATAACGACCTCGATGACGAGGACCTTGATCTAGATACCGTTAGTGAAGAGTACGCCAGGGAGCGATGGAGGGAGAAGAAAGCCAAGCGCCAATTGGCGGAAATTATTGTAGCAGAGCGTGAAGCAAAGCTGATAAATTACGATGAGGTGGTGCTGACCATGTCGGAATTTGCAGAGACATTGAAAGCCCAACTTCAGAAGCTTGATCGCGGTTTAGCAAAGTCGGTAGTTGGCGTGACTGAGGTGGAGGCGCAAGAGAGGATACGAAAAGCAATTGGTGGTGTTCTCGACGACCTATCGAAAGGCGCGTGGTTAGGTCAAAAAAAAAATCAACACGCTTATCGGATGCTGTTAGAAACAGTATTAGACCTTTCACGGATCGTCGACCGTGGAGATGGGCAGAGCGTTACTGCATAAACCCGGTCGATCTTGTTCCGTATGATACGGAGGACGCTTGTTTCGTTAGAGAACCGATGGAGGCTTACGCCGATCCCCTGGTTAACTTTCTGACGTGTAGGACAAGTGCCCAATCGGGCAAGACGCTGCAAATCCTTTGCCTGTTATGTTGGCAACTAGCGGAGGATCCGTGTAATTTGTTATGGGTTTGCGCGAACACGGAAGAGGCTAAGAAGATTGCCAAGAATCGTATCTGGCCAATGTTTGAGTCGTGCGAACCGATTGAGAAGAAACTTCCAACTGACAAGACAAAACGACTAACAACGGAGGCGTATATGCCAGGATCGTTCTTCGTCGTGTGTGGCGCTACATCAAAACACGCTGTGCAGTCTACGGCGTTTAAGGCACTGTTTTTGGACGAGTGCCGATCCTATCCTCCAGGGCGACTAGCAATGATCCTGAAGCGCGTACGGTCATTTGGCCGTTCTGCTAAGGTCGCAATGATCTCGACGCCGCATGAGGTTGATGACGAGATGGATATTAGTTATCAGTCTGGCGATCAGAATCAGTGGCATGTGAAATGTCGGCATTGCGGGGGTTACTTCCACTTGGACCAACAGTGGAAGTGTTTTAAGTATGACATTAAGAAGGACGATGATGGAAACATCTTGTTTGATGAGACGTGCGCGACGGCACGGGTAGAATGTTCTGAATGCGGAGAGAAGTATTGGGACGTGCCAGCGGACCGAAAGCACATTTCCAGGAATGGGAAGTGGGTGCAGGAAAACCCAGGTGCGCCACGCAATCATCGAAGCTACTCATGGTCTAGTCTTTTACCATATTGGTCGACGTATGAGAGTGTTCTGACGGAGTATTTAAAAGCGAAGGCAGCATTAGCGTTAGGCGACATTGCGCCAATGAAGGATCATATCACCGAGACGCGGGGGTTATCGTGGTCATTGGATTACGCAATGCTAGACGTGACCAAGAAAATGGAACCGTTCCTACATGATTACGATCCGGTTGTTGATCCCATCGAGTGGGAGGTTGAGCCGTTAGCTGGTAAATCTCCAACATGGCGACGGTTCTTGATCTGCGACTACCAAGCCAAAGGTGGGCGGCACTTTGTACACCAATGTTGGTCCGTGGGAGCTGGTGGCAGGCTGCGCTTGTTGGATTACGGTCGTTACGTGAATTCCGCAGATGAGTTGAGCGAGTTGGCGACTAGATGGGAGGTTCAGGCCGCTGATGTGGTCATTGACTGCGCCTGGGGGACGTCTGACATTTACTCAATGCACATGAGTCACGGGTTCACGCCGTTTCGCGGAGTGAATCGGGAGACGTTTGAGGTCGGACACGGCCTTAAACAGGTGTTTAAATTTGCTGTGGTTGATCCAGAGATTGGAACGGCTGGATCTGGGCGGGTATTTATAAAAGTCTTTCAAATTGCAAAACCTTCAGCTTTAGCCATGGCAAATCAGTTTCTTTCGGGAGAAGCGGGTGAAATCCAGGTCATGAGCGACGTTCCAAAGCAGTTTCAAAGCAGCATTTGCGCCTACGAAAGGCGTAAGAAAGTAAACTCAGCCACGGGAGTCGCTCAGTGGGCGTGGTATGACAAAACGCTAGGGAGAAACGATCACGATGCGGACTGTTTTGCGTGTTTATTAGTCGTGGCTAAAGCGTGCGATTTGCTTTAAGCTCTAGAGATTGATGGATCCAGTTTTTCCTGAATTATGAGGATTAGTGACACATTTTTAACCAAATTCACGCTTGGTTATTGAATGATGCTAAGAACAACCTTACATCTTCGGGCGTTAGCTTCCCTTGTTTCCCGTCCTCCGCCATCTGTCGAAAAGCTACGCCCCATGCCGGATCTTTCGTCATCATCCGCTTCAGATCACCTAGCGAATCACGGGTATCAAGTTGACTCAAGAGGGAAACTTCAACCTTTAACTCTTTTGATAGTCTTTCCAGAGCGTCTTTAGAGGGGTACCTTCTTCCGAGTTCAATGTCTGACAGATGTGGCGCAGAAATCTCAGCCCGCCTGGAAAGTTCTCGGAGAGATATCTTAAGACCGGCACGAAGTTCCTTGATCTTGTCGCCTAGCGAGGGGGTTTGCATATGTCTGCTTACGCTAAAGAGAACTAAACCAAAGTCAATCGGCCATTTCGGTACGGAGTTAGGTGGGGGTGTCCTTGGATTCACGTTCTTTTCGAAAAAGGGCAAACCCGAAGTGGTGGAATATCGCCTTCAATGGATGAAGAAACAAAGGTTTCCATTCACGCTTGGTTATTGAATAATGCTAAGAACAACCTTTCATCTGACTCTTTCCCCAATTTTCGAGAACAAAAAAGGAATTATTTTGCTGGATTTAGCTTTGACCGGGCTTACCTGGTATGAGTAGATAATACAGAACACCTAAAATTTAATACTACTTATGACCCCCCAAAAAAACACCCTTGAACTTTCCATTCCACCCAAACTTATGGACCGATGTGAGGGGCTAGTTGATGGCCTTGATTGCTCTGTAGAAAAGCTTATTTTCGCGATTCTTTCGGATGTTACCGAGGATATGGAAACTGACGAAATGCTTCGCACGTACTTCGTCCGTAGCGCGTTAGGGAATCAGAACATCATTCGAGACATGACAAAACCAATTGAGGCGATTGCTAGAGAGAGGAAAACGCCTTAACCTCTCGGAGGTGAGGGAATTTCCTCATCACCTTTTTAGTGTCTGACGCTGACAAAATCGCCTGATCGTCGCCAACGATGGCTCCGATTTGCTGGCGACGATAGGTATTGAACCCTTGTCGTGCTTGGATTTTAAAATCCTCGATCTCGCGGCGGCTAGCCTTGGCCCGAACGAGTTCACGTAGGGCGTTGCGGTTAGCGGTACGCTCTCGCGTGAGAATGCTCTTTGCAAATCTTGCATTGCGGCTGCCGTAGAGGCTAGCGGCATTGATTTCGCCCATTACTGCGGAAATTTGAACGCGGGTGTTGCGCTTGAGAGTCTTCTTCATCCCCCGATCTTTCATGTGGCCGATCTCATGGGCGAGAATGCTGCGCCGATTTCCGCCTAGCATAGCTTGTTCGATTTCCGTATTGAAACTACCCTTGGAAACGATAGCTCGAAGCTTGTCGCGATCATCCACGATGACTTGGCTTTGATCTTGATAACGCTTGGCTTTGATCTTCGTGTTCCGGCGTAGGCGTTTCGTTGTTCCCATTGAAAGCCCGCGACCTCGACGGAGCGAACCATCGGCGTATTTGTCGTAAGCGCCCCTAATAGCAGCAGGCATGCCGCTATTACTATCAATGCCCTTAACCTTATCCCTTAGTGCCCGTCGCCGTTGGTTTTGTCTGAGCCTACGGAGGGCAGCGCCTCGCCTTTTGAAACTAGCCATACAATAATTAGAGTTAGGCCAGCGCTAACACATTGATCACGCTATTCGCATCCGCGCTGGTGGTAGCGACGGCGAACGTGTTATCGATCACCGCTTGGGAGGCGTGTTGTGGGAAGGTCACGGAATAGACTGATCCTGGCCAAAGTTGCCCGGCGAAGGCATCACCGTGGAAATTGCCCGTAAAGTCGACCACGGCAACATTCGCGGCAGGCGCTTGGAGGGCGAAGTGGCGAAGCTTGGCACCTGACATGTTGAGAGCATTCCCACAAGCATCGGTGACGGCATCGAGGGTCACGGATGTCGCCGTTGCCCATTGGGCAGAGTAAACAGACGACAACCCCTGGACCGAGGTTGCCAACGGCACCATAATCGAATGAGTATGGCTCGTAACAGTCCCACCGATCACGCTTGATTCGGTGATTCGGCTAAGAACTTGAAGGGCAAGACTTTCGATCATGCCTTTTACCGCCCGTCAAAGTTCTTGACTTACCGCATAAGACGAACTAACAGTCTATCGCTGTTCATAAGTTAGTCCCGGCTCGTCCTAGGTTTCTTTCATTTCCCTGGGACGAGCCGTTCTTTTTGACAACGAGTGTGTCTTATATGTCACACGCACATTTTAAATCACCGACCGGGGCCGATATTATCCTGAACACCGAGGCTATCGTCCAGGTCGCCGCATCGGGGGAGGGTCAATGCGTCCTATCCCTCACCAGCACATCTTGTGCCGTCATAGGGACACTACAAGATGTGGGGGCCAAGCTCGGCGTCGATATTCCTGTTGGAGAAAAGCCAATTGCGAAGAAGAAAGCGGCTGCGAAGAAGAAAGCTGCTGCATCCCCGCTAGCTAGTCCTGCGCCGGTTACAACGGTTAACGGCATGCCGGTTAGTGACAGTCCACTAGCTCAATAGCAAGCCCGTGAACCCTTTTACCCCCGTATCGGATGCTTCGGATGTTACTTTGCTATCGAAGAAACACCCGAAGCCGTTACCTGAGAAACAGTTGGGTGTTATCCCCGACCGCCGCCCACAAAGTGCCACCACGATGACCCGGTTGGCGCAATGCGAGCTAATTAATCGGGGGTATTTGCCTGAAGGGCATCTCACGGGGGTAGAGGACCCGATCACAAAAGCCGCTCTGTCTAAGTATCTAGCCGCCGAACTGGTGGCAGGGCTCCCTAGCCTTGGAGATTACTCGAATTCGATCAAGGATCACTTTGAGGAGTTGGCAAGGTGGCTGGAAGAATTTGAAACGCTGTTAGCCAAGCAAAGCAAAGGTTCTGAAAGGCCCACCCTGCTCGACAAAGACAAGATTATAAATCTTGTCTGGGGATTCCGTGTGACTGCCCGTTGACACGTATTGAAAAGACATGGACATCGAAGCTGAAACGATCCCCGAAGGCGAGATTAACCGACGCTTGTTAACAATCGCAAAGTTGCTGGATGAAGCTTCCGCCACGCTTAAAAATCCGAACATCAGTCTCTTCGATTTAGCCGAAGTCTCTGACAATATTCAAGGGCTACCCGGTAGGCTTGTCACTTTGGCCAGAATACAGGACTCGAAAGTTAGAGCCGAGAAAGCCCGCGAGAACAACGCCAAGCAGAACGAACTTGCTGCGGAACGGGCACGGATTGAATCGGAAATACTCATGCTTGAGCGCGAGGGACAATGCGATGATGACAATGCAGCAAGCGTCATCAAAGGGTTGCCGTCTCTTGACGCTTAAATGTCTGGAATGAGCTAGATTGACGTTGGCGCACCTATATGGCATCCGGTTTCGAGCAGTTCTATCAGCACTTCACCGCCGAAGAACTGGCCGAGGAGCGTTCTCGCCTGCTCAAGGTCCTTGCAACGCCTTTTATGAGCCAAGCGGTGGGGTCGAAAAGCTATCAAAGGAGCGTTGAGGAGACTGAAACCCGACTCCAGGCTCTTGCAGTTGAATTATCCCGTCGATCCCAAGCCGGAAACCATGGTGGAGGGGCTGTTGGCCGAGTCAACCTAAACTGCTAATGGACACGTCAACCATCTACATGGCCCCGTCGAAGGCAGACCGGCAGCGTCACCAGAATTATCAGTTTGCACGGTATGACGGCGCGGATCAGTACTCTACTGATCGCAAGCCAGCGAACGGATGGGAGTATAGCAACCCGATTGACTACTCGGCCCGTACTGAGCAACTCCAGCTCATGGCCGAGGCGAGGCGTGCCGACTGTAATTCGCCGGTTGTGTCGGGGTTGCTTGATAAACTCGCGCTCTACACGGTAGGGACATTATCTTATCAAAGCCGCACGGGCGACGCCAGGACAGACAGAGCCTACGAAGACTATTTCCATGCGTGGTCGAAGGAAAGCGCCGACATCACAGGCCGCTTCACTTTCAAAAAAATGATGAGCTTAGCCTTTAGGGGGCTACTTAGGGATGGCGATTGTGGTTTAGCCATCATCACTAACGGGAACACCGTTGGCCTTGAACTGATCGAGGGAGACCGGATTGGATCACCCGATGAACCCCAACTGACTGTTGAGATTGAGAAAGGAAAAACCTACTTTGCTGGTCTCACCATCGAGAAGAGCGGGAAAGTTTCTAGCTACAGGATTTACAGACGAACGGCACACGGTCGGATGGAGTTGGATCGGGAAGTTAAGCGCGATGACTTTGTGCATTTATGGGATCCTGACCGTGCTGACGATTATCGTGGCGTTAGTTACTTTGCTCCTGTCATTAATCACATCCGTGACCTCTATGAAGTCCTAAACTTCGAGAAGGTAGCGGCCAAGTTCGCTTCCAGTTACGCCGGTTTCATTTCGGGCAAGAATCCGTTTGCGAACACGGGCGCGAACCAATGGAACACGAACCCAACGCCAACCAACCCCGGGGAAATGGACGCCTTTTCCGGCAAGATTGTCCGGTTAGGGGAAGGTGAAGACATCTCATTCGCCAATGGGCCAGACCGGCCTAATAACGCTTTTATGAACCTGGTAGAAACTCTACGGGTTGAGATAGCGCAAGGTTTAGGGCTCCCGATTGGATTTGTTACAGACTTCTCACGTTTCGGAGGAGTCACGGCAAGGCTTGAAAGTCAACAAGTCATGCGGGCTATCAATCGGTGGCAGACTATGCTAGTCGATAAGGCGCTTGACAGGATCAAAAACAAAGTGATCGCCAATGGTATCGCTTTGAAGCACATCCCAAGCCACCCTGAATGGCGTCAAGGGAACTGGCAATTTGCTAGCCATATCACCGCTGATATTGGCCACGAAGTCACGGCCAACCTCTCGTTGCTTAACGCGGGTATCATTACACGTCGTCAAATGATCGAGGAACAAGGGGGAGATTTCCGCGATGTCACGGAACAACTGGCGGATGAGGTTGTGCAAATGCGCGACATCGCCGGGGATCATCAAGTGCCTATTGAGATGATCAATCGGGACATGGTTCAGGCCACGGAAATGCTAGCCGCCGCGAACAGCGAGCCGGAAGAGCCTACCATTCATGGGCAGATTGGGGACAAGGGTGTTGCCGAGTTACTTGACTTGTTGGAGAAGGTGGGGACCGGCGTTATTGACCGGAACTCGGCCATTAACAATCTTGTGAGTGTATTCGGAGTGCCGTTGCCACAAGCTCAAGCGATGGTCCCACAGAAAGCAAACAATCCAACGATCAATGGCCAGCCGCAACGCTAGACGAAAGAAACGCCGCGCTAACAAGAAGGAAGCGCGTAGACGTAGCCGCTTAGAGCAAGCCCGTGATGGGGCTGCTATTGTTGGTGGTCTAGGTATTGGAGCGGGCGGGACGCTTGTAGGTGTCTCTGCGCTTCGCACGTCTCGATCCTTTGGCAAGTTGAGCAAAGGAATTGATTCAACGGCAAAAGACGTTGCGCGATCCGCTCGCCGCTCAAGCGATGCGTTTAACTCCAGCGTCAAGGAAACTAGCAAAGCGGCCAAAAAGTCGAGCAAAGCAGCCAACAAGTCAAGCAAAGCATTTAATGATGAAATGCAGAAGACGGCAAGTCTTGCCAGGGATGAGTTACGAAAAGTGTCAAAAGCGGCGGAACAGGCCAAGCAAATGCCTCGCAGTATTAGGCGAAAGTTGAGGGCGACCTTGAAAGAGCAGTTCACCACATTCCCGTCCTTTAGAAAAGCTAGGCGAAAGATATTTAGATTTGATCAAGGCCAACTTATGACAGAATTCGACCGTCTTGAAGATGATTTCAAGGGTGCGGAGTCTTCTAGGGTGCGCGGCTCGCTTAAACGGTCCAAACGTCTCGCGCAAGATGTCAGCGACGTTGCGCGCGGGCGCGGACGGCGCAAAGACTTAGCGGGACGCGAAAAGAAGCGTGTTTGGGAATCCGCCCGTTTCAAGGATGGCGTGCTTGATGCTGCCGTGGTTGCTGGGTTAGCTAGTGGGGCTTACATCGCCGCTAATCGGAAAGGCAATGGTCGCCGTGGACTCAAGAAGGCAGCTAAAGAAGATTTTGATTGGTTGAAAAAGACTCTATCCACACCAATTGGAAAGCGCAACGCCCGTAACCGCATCGTTAGGAGCGTTCGTCGTCGAGTTATGGGATTTGAAGCTTTACCGCAAAAGACGGGGCCAGAGCGTTTGTTAGAATTCGCCAGCAAAGAAGACTGGGAGATTACGCCGGTTTCGCGCCGTGTGGCCCGTGTCCGCGCCCCTGGAGCCCGTAAACGGAATCGCCGGGAAAAGACATGGTCAGAGAAAAAAGCTAACAGGGACAAGATTGCAATGGCAACCACGATAGGTGGAATACTAGCAAGTGGCCTTGTGGTTCGAGGAATGTCACGCCGCAAAATGAATGCTTTAATGAAAAAAGTCGAAGCAGCCGAGGCAGGCGAAAGAACAGCTAGAAGCGCTCTAAGAAAAGAGCAAGTCTCGCAAAGGGAAGCAACCCGCCCCCGTGGCACCGAACAACGTGGCAATCGCGAAAAACCGGGGGCAACGCCTCCATCAGAAAGTGTGAATAAAAAACCCGCTGCAATGCGATCATCACGGAGAAGGCGTAGGAGTAAAATTATAAAGACAACGGGGCCTACACCGATAGCAAATCGAGGGCGTACACCGATAGCAAATCGAGCTTCTAACAGACTGCTGTTAATTAACGGACGGAACTAGCCTTGCTTGACAACGAAACTAACTTAACGTCATGAATGATTACACCGAACTTGCTGCGATTGCCCATGAGGCATTGGAATTTGAGAAAAAGGATAACAAAGCCGCTAAGGCAGCGACGGCAGCGACGGGACTAACGGGCGCGGCGTTGCTTATTAGGCATGTAAAAAAAGGTGGGAAGCGTCTTCGCCTTGATCAATACACGGGACGCACAGGCGAGGTCAGGCGCAAAGCCGAGGCTTTCCGCAAGCATCGCAAAGGACAGAAACCCAAGCGTGCCAAGGTTGTCAAAGTAACCTCGTAACACAACATACACAACATACACACCATGAATGATTACACCGAACTTGCTGCGATTGCCCATGAGGCATTGGAATTTGCTGAAAACACAAACGGAGGGTTTCATGAATTCCGACGGAAGGAGGAAGAGGAGGAGGACAGAACTGGAAAGAAGGTCGCCGTTGGAGTAGGTGGGTATGGAGCGTATAAATATGGCCAGAAGCGCTACAATGCGGGGATTAAGAGCTACACTGACAAGGGCATCAAGCCGGAAAAAGCTGAGAGAATGATGAAAAGCAAAATCCGTCGCAACACCAGCGTTGCAGGCATGCGTCAGAACGCGACCGTAGTGGGACGCAAAGTCGCGGAAACCGGTCGACAAGTGAAAGCCGCAGTCTCAGGCCGGGCAGCTACGGTTGCGGCGAAGCTGCGAGCAGCCCTTCGTTTGCGCCGTAAAGGGCTTCCTCAGTTCAGGTCGTAGTTAGTCGTGGCCACACGCGATAGCATTTCAAAACGCGATGCCGCTCTCTTATCTGGGGGAGCGGCATCGTCGCTATTGATCGCGAAGTTACTCCGTGGAAGGCGTGGCCGCGCACCACTGCGAGCCACCACACGGACGGCACCCAGACTCACCACAAGCCAAGGCAGCAAAGCCACGGCACCACCACGTCAGGCCAGGACCAAGAAGACGCGGCACACTCTAGCTAGTGAGCGGAAAGAGAACGCCAAGATACTAGCCGACTACCAGAAACAAAACGAAGCCCTTAAGACCAAGCGAAAGCAGGATGAATTTTTCAAGCGAGCCCGATCCAAACGCACGGGTCAAGCCGCTGCCTGGAAACGTAAACGCCGAGCTGGTGGCATGACCAGACAGAAGCCTAAAGTGCGTGAGCGCCGACCAGAATTTGAAGACCTGCGCCGTTGGGCTATCAACGAGCGGGACACGGATTTCAACGTGCTGCGGAGAGCGGCACAACACTACTACAATTTCGCCGATGGCAGACCACGCAATCGGCAAGGCCAGTTTGACCCTACCGGCGCTCCCTTCTCACCGGAGCAAGCCAAGAGCGCTTACCAGTCACCACAACGCAAACGACTGAAGAAGGCACTACGACAACGACAAGCGACCACACACACGCAACCATCAGTTGCTACGGTTTAAGTCGGATATCCTAGCAGTTATACATTATTATGCATATGTAAGTATAGCGCTATTGCTATAGCTATACTTATAGCGAAAAAAGGGCCTAATTTATTTCGATAAAAGGGGCCTTTTAATTTGCTTATGGTAAGAATTGGTATAAACTGGTCTTACCAATGAACCGTTTAAACCATTCCCAATATAAGGCGCTTATCATGAAGCGCGCTTGGGAACTAGTTAAGGACGACCCATTCGGCTTAACAAGCCTATCTCAGGCTTTAAAAATCGCTTGGACGGAATACCGCGACTGGGAAGAAAGCAATGAAACCCTAGCAGAATTCGATTTCGACTATTCAAAGTTCAATGGCGTCTCTGATTTGTCTGGCGTCATGCGTCGCGCTTGGCAATTGCGCTTAGCCTACGCTCTCACGATGTCGATTGCCATGCGTATTGCATGGCAAGATTTGAGAGACGTGCAAGCGATGGCACGCGATAAGGCGCAATACAAAGCGCAAGGCGTTTCCGAGATAGAAAGAGCGCTTAGGGATTCCTCAACACTAGGACGGGTAAAGCATTTAGGGCGAATCAAGGCACGCTCTAGAGCAACCATCGCGGAACGTGCGTTTTATCCTGACGATATAAGCGGCCTTAATAACGCCTTTTCCGCCAAGGGAGGATTGGCACCCGATTTCATGGCGGAAGCTATAGGTTTCTCGACAACTTGTCAGTTGTGGAAAGCATTGCGCAACGAATTAGGACAAATCAAACTAACCATAAAACAACTAAGAGCAGCATAATATTATGAAAACAACAAACGAAATGAAACCTACTTATATCAACAGAGATGATCGCCACTGGACTAAAAACCGTTTTATCCTTCAATTTGGCGCTTATGGCCAAACAAGCCTTATGGTTTGGGCCGACAATCTTCAAGAAGCTCTCGACGAAAGTATCGATTGGATCGCAGAGAATGAGCCCGGCTTGCTCTGCAACGAGCAAGTAGAAGAAGCTTTTAAAGAAGCACTAGCAGAGGGAAAGAGTGAAGAGGAAGCTTGGGAAATTTCGGAACAAGACACAATTTGCGGGGGAAATTGCGGGAATCGCATCTTGTCGTGGGAATGGGGGATCCTCGCCGAGAATCCTAGCAAGGCACAAATTAAGGAAATAGCTAAACACTAGAACACCAAACCAAACCAAACAAATGAAAAACATAACATCGCACACGGGCGTTCTGAAAAACATCAAACGCTTACCGTCATCATGGAGAGGTAACCCGAGGTTTGAAGCCTACGTCGAAGAAGGCGTAAATCATGGATTCAAATTCCGTACTCAAGTCGATCATTCGCATGGGTACTCTATCCAAAATTACGAAGGGAAGGAAGTCACCGTGGCTATTGGGAGCCACTACGGGGTTCCTCAACTTGATTCAATCACAGGGACCAATAGTTAAGCGCTAGCATACCAACAACCTAAGCATTTAAGAGAATGGACAGTAAAACTAGAGCAATTGTGCGAATGATAGAGAAATCGAAAGGTTTAATGATCACCCATATCCTGCAGTTTAGGGTACCAAATCGAACTAATTTTCATGGGGCAGATTGCACTATTTCCAACCATTTTATGGTAGGAGAGCGCCAAGAGGCCGGCTACATCTTGGAAGGTTTCTGCAGGCCCGTTTTATTTCCAGAGCCTAAGCTATGGGATGAGGAAACGGTATCCTCACACGTTAGGATTGATAGGTAAACCAAACCAAACCAAACAAACCAAACAAATGATTGAACCGAATAGAATATATGTTGCATTTAATTACTGGTGCGGAGTGGCATCTAATGGCCGAGGCGAGCGCTTTGGCAATTATCACGTGTTTGCATCAGCTGCCGAGCGCAATAATTTCGTGGCGTCGGGTAGTGACTTCCGGACTGAAAATGACTGGAGGGAGGCTATATCGTCTCGGGATGTCGAGTGGCGACGATTCCGACGGAGCATAAGCCATCATATCAGCCGCTATGGCGCGACATGGGAGGCAGCCTGCAACGAGCACTTCGTCGAGACGGGGGAATAAGGCCCCTCCCCGATCATTGAGTACAGCCGATGGCCAATCGGCTGCCGAGATAACAACGCTTAATAGTTTAGAACACCAAACCAACAATATGAAAAACATGTATATTAACAACATGGACTTGAGCCACTACGTGGTTGTTAACAAGACCGGCACCGTAACAGTCGGCTATATCGACAACGGTGTCGAATATGACCGATATACGTCACTCCCGATCGAGTGTCTCAAAGGGAGGACGCTCTGCGAGGAAGTAAGCCAAGCAATTTTAACGATGGCCTGGTCCTGCGGGGATTGGGGTGCGTTGAATACCCTCCTTATATCGCTCAGCGAGTCTGCGCTTGAGAAGATCCAGGGATGATTAACATGATTATCACACATTCGACTCGGCCGCATCCCGAGATGACAGTGAAAGCCGTAGGGCTTTAAGCGCCTTATACTGGGATTTGTAGCTTCTGGGGGAGACTTTCGCACCGGAAGTGACTGGAGGGAGTCTATATCGTCTCGGGATGCGGAATGGCGACGATTCCGACGGAGCATAAGCCATCATATCAGCCGCTATGGCGCGACATGGGAGGCAGCCTGCAACGAGCACTTCGTCGAGACGGGGGAATAAGGCCCCTCCCCGATCATTGAGTACAGCCGATGGCCAATCGGCTGCCGAGATAACAACGCTTAATAGTTTAGAACACCAAACCAAACAAACCAAACAAATGATTGAACCGAATAGAATATATGTTGCATTTAATTACTGGTGCGGAGTGGCATCTAATGGCCGAGGCGAGCGCTTTGGCAATTATCACGTGTTTGCATCAGCTGCCGAGCGCAATAATTTCGTGGCGTCGGGTAGTGACTTCCGGACTGAAAATGACTGGAGGGAGGCTATATCGTCTCGGGATGTCGAGTGGCGACGATTCCGACGGAGCATAAGCCATCATATCAGCCGCTATGGCGCGACATGGGAGGCAGCCTGCAACGAGCACTTCGTCGAGACGGGGGAATAAGGCCCCTCCCCGATCATTGAGTACAGCCGATGGCCAATCGGCTGCCGAGATAACAACGCTTAATAGTTTAGAACACCAAACCAA